ACGGTAAACAGACAGTTATTAAACAAATTCATAGGAATGGTCGCCTAGAAATGTTGTGTAGCAACACTTTTTTAACCATTGACAATTCGACTATTTCTATGTTATTATAAAGAATAAACAATGAGAGGTATATTATGACAAATAGTGAAAAGACAAAGTTTATTGATGCGATCTCAAAAAAGTATGGAAAAGGTGCTATACTTTCTAGATCAGACATTAATACTTTTGCAACTAAGAATGGATTTGCTAATCCGTCTTGGTTGAAGAAATCTGAATATAAGGTTGGACATGGACAATACAAATTGCCTACTGAAGGCGTTGCAACTGTCGGTAAACTTGTTTCAGAAAAAACAGTTGAGGTACCTAAGTCCGTACCACAGGATGCTGCAGTTGTAAATTTATTTGCGACTCATATAGATACAGAAAATCTTGTTCCTAGTAAATTTCAAGGGTTCGTACCTTGGGGTCATTACAAAACTATGAAACAAGTTGTTTCAAGTAATATGTTTTATCCTGTATTCATTACTGGGTTATCTGGTAATGGTAAAACTCTTATGGTTGAGCAATTACATGCTGAACAGAAAAAAGAGTTAATCAGAGTTAACATTACAATTGAAACAGATGAAGATGATTTACTTGGTGGTTTCAGACTTGTAAATGGTGAGACTAAGTTTGTTCCTGGTCCTGTTATCGAAGCAATGGACAAAGGTTGTACTCTTCTATTAGATGAATGCGATCTAGGTTCTAACAAACTTATGTGTTTGCAACCTGTCTTAGAAGGTAAAGGTGTTTACTTAAAAAAAGTAAACAAATGGATTACCCCTAAAAAAGGTTTCAATATTGTTGCCACTGCCAATACTAAAGGTAAAGGTTCTGAGGACGGTAGATTTATTGGAACTAACATTTTGAACGAAGCATTTCTTGAAAGATTTGCAGTGACAATTGAACAACCATACCCTGCTAAAAAAGTAGAGGAAAAGATTGTTCTTGGTTCAATGACTAAATATGGTAAAACTGATAAGAAGTTTGCAGAAAACTTATGTACTTGGTCTGAAGTAATCAGAAAAACTTTTTATGAAGGTGGAATTGATGAGATCATTTCAACAAGAAGACTTGATCACATTGCGAAAGCATATTCAATCTTTAATGATAAGTTAAAAGCAGTTGAGTTATGTGTAAACAGATTTGATGATGATACAAAAGAATCATTTATTAATCTATACACTAAGATTGATGCTGGAGTTAAAGTAGAAGACTTAAAAGCAGATGATCAAACTGAAATAGAACATGATGAGGAGTCGGTTGAATCGACTACTCAATAATAAAATTTTGTATAGGGGTTGTAATTTGAAAAACAATCCCTATATAAATATAACTGATATGCTCATTAGAGGTATCAAATTAAACTTTGCTTAAAATAAGGAGGTTCTAATATGACCAGATTAAGCTTTTTTCAACAACTACAACCATTCTCAATAGGATTTGACGATGTATTTTCGTCTTTTGATTCTATGTTCGATTCAGATATGAGATTGGTTAATCAAACTAACTATCCACCATATAACATTGTCAAAACTGACAAGAACAAATATGATATTGAAGTTGCCCTAGCAGGGTTCTCTAAAAAAGATATTAAAGTGGAAGTAGAAGCAGGTAAACTTACTATCGAGTCTGTTAAAGACAAAGACACTAAAGAGGTCGAAGATAATGACGGTGTACTGCATAAAGGTATTTCAAAGAGATCATTCAAGAAAGTTTGGACTATTGCAGATGATGTGAAAGTGACAGGTGCCGAACTTAAAGACGGTCTATTGAAAGTATCAATGGAAAAGATTGTACCAGAGAAAGATAAACTCAAAACGATCACTATTAAATAATATATCTCACTTGGGGGGTTGACAACGACCCCCCTTTTGGTGTATAAACTATATAAAGGAATATTATTATGAAAGCATTTGATCAGATTGACGGTAAGGCAATACCAGATAAAGAATTTAACGAACAAGCAAAAAAGATTGATGACAAGTTAGTTTCTCAAAAGAAAAATCTTGAACAAGAACAAGAAGAAATTAATAAAGGTTTAAAAATCGAAATGCGAAATCAGACTATGTGTCCTATTTTGCGTGTTGAGTTTCCTAGTGAAGTCACTGAAGAAATAAAAGATACAAAAGGTGACTCCGAAGCATTAAACGCAATCATCAATAAGATTTCTAAAACGTATTTAAAAAAGGCATATGATCTAGAAAAGAAATTGACCATTGGAGAAAAGGGTCAGATTAAGATTATTATGTTCTTAGATGATACAGGTCAAGCAGATTTGACTTGGGGTTCATCTACTAACTTTGGTTATGGACATGACCTCTATCCAAAAATATATGATAGTATCACAGCAGAAAAAGGTGTGATGTTAGTTATGCCAGATTATGTATCAACAGGTTTGGTGACACTAAGAAACTATAAGTTATGGAGGGTGTCATTTTGAAATACGGTGAAGAAAAAATAATAAAAGAAATATCAGATTATATATCGTCAACATATAATCAACATTATAGTGTTGACAAAAACGGATTTCAGGTTCAAGATATGTTAAGACATCTTGGAATTGATAAAGATTTTTGCCAGGCTAATGCAATTAAATATATTGCAAGGTATGGTAAGAAAAATGGCAAAAACAGAAAAGACTTGCTAAAAGCAATTCATTATATTATACTGTTAATGTCAAGTGAAGATAATACTATGGAGAAAGTGAAAAATGAAACTAACTGAAAATACAGTAAACGTACTGAAAAACTTTTCAACGATCAATCCTAATCTATTGGTCAAAGAAGGTAGTACAATTACTACGATGTCAGCAATGAAAAACATTCTGGCAAAGGCAAATGTTGATGAACAATTTAATCAGCAGTTTGCAATTTATGATTTAAATGAATTTTTGTCTAGTACAAGTTTATTTAAAACACCTGTAATTGATTTCGAAAATCAATTCTTAACAATCAACGAAGAGACAAGTAAAGGTACAAAACTTAAATACTTTTATTCTGACCCGAGTGTAGTGACAAGTCCTAGTAAAATGATAACAATGCCAAGTGTGGATGTTTGTTTTGAAATTACTAGTGATACTCTTAATCAACTTAAAAAGGCTGCGTCTGTAATTCAAGCACCAGACTTAGTGTTGAAAAAAGAGAATGATCAAACTACTATGACGGTATCAGATAAAAAAAATGATACTGCTAATAATTACTCTATCGAAGTAAATACTACTTCAGACAAGTCTAAGTCTTTTGAGTTTTATTACAAAGTAGAAAATTTAAAACTATTACCAGGTACTTATGATGTATCAGTTTCTTCAAAAAATATTAGTCACTTCAAATCGAAGACTAACAATGTGGAGTATTGGATTGCATTAGAGCCTGAGTCAAAATACGAGGGTTAATAATGGAAACATTTCTTTGGGTTGAAAAGTATCGACCGACTAAGGTTGGAGATTGTATTCTTCCGTCTAAATTAAAACAGACCTTTCAAGAGTTTGTTGATGCAGGTCATATTCCTAATCTAATTTTATCTGGTAGTGCTGGAACTGGTAAGACTACTATTGCAAAGGCAATGGTTGAACAGATCGGTAGTACATGGATGATCATCAATGGTTCAGAGGAGTCTGGTATTGATGTATTAAGAACTAAGATTAAAAACTTTGCATCTACGGTATCACTTGAAGGTGGTCGTAAATATATAATTCTAGACGAGGCAGATTACCTAAATCCTCAATCTACACAACCTGCATTGCGTGGTTTTATGGAAGAGTTTCATAAGAACTGTGGATTCATTCTTACATGTAATTACAAAAACAGATTAATCGCACCATTACAATCAAGATGTTCTAATATTGATTTTCAAATTAAGAATGGTGAGAGAGTTAAACTTGCACAAGCTTTCTTTGAAAGAGTAAAAGAAATTTTAGGAAATGAAGGTGTATCGTTTGAACCTAAAGCAATTGCAGAATTAATTAATTCTTATTTTCCCGATTGGCGAAGAGTATTAAATGAATTACAAAGGTATTCATCATCTGGTCAAATAGATGCAGGTATTCTTTTAAACATTGGAAACGAGAACTTAAAAGAATTAGTTTCTTTTCTAAAGGCAAAAGAATTTACAAATGTTAGAAAGTGGATTGTAAACAATCTAGATAATGACCCTAGTAGAGTTTATCGAACTATTTACGATAGTCTATATGATCATGTAGACCCTAGTACAATTCCTCATGCAGTTGTAATACTTTCAGATTATCAATACAAGTCAGCATTCGTAGCAGATCAAGAAATTAATATGCTTGCGTGTATGACAGAAATTATGAGTCAGGTGAAATTCAAATGATTATATGTAAAGATAACTTTTTAGAAACGCACATTGCACAACTAATTGACGAGTATATACACAATGGTACATTCCCATGGCATTGGCATTACAAGGCAAACAAGAATGAACCAGATAGACATTGGCATACTTTGGCAGGTCATGACATAGAAGAAATGACAAAAAATGGTTTTGATTATCTAATTCCATTATGGGAAAGTATTCAAAACTCACCAGAGTTTCCTAAAACAAAAATTGTAAGATGTTATTTTAATGCACATACACCAGGTGTTGAACCATCTATTCATCAAGACGATGGTGAGATAACTTATATCTACTATCCTAACATGAATTGGAATATCAACTATGGTGGTGGAACAACAGTTTATGACGATGATTTAGTAAAAGGTACTTTACTTAATTACAAAGGCAATAGACTAATTGGATTTACTGCTAAGAATCATCATCAAGCAATGCCAGTAAGTAAAAAATGTTTTTTATTAAGAACATGCATAGTCTTTAAAACAGAAAAAGTATAATGTACGAATTAAAAGATTATCTCAACTCTATAAACTTTCGTAAGAATAATCTCATGGATGGCGATGACCCTATGTGGGAAAAGAAATATCCTACATATATCGTTAATAAGTGCATAGCACCATTCAGCGACACTGTATCGTTGATCAATGAAATGAATAGATTGCACCATACAGATGCTAAAATGCAATATGATTTTTTACTAAATAGTGTTAGAAGTAGAAAAAGATTTGCACCTTGGATGAAGGCAGGCAAATCAAAAAATTTAGAGTATGTAAAAGAGTATTATGGTTATAGTAATGAAAAAGCAAAATCGGCTCTTAACATACTTAATAATGAACAGATTATAGAGATTAAAAAGATATTGAATAAAGGTGGTAAGCATGGAAAACATTAAATGGTCAAAAGAGCATATGCTCGAAGTGATCTTGAAAGAGCCTGATGACTTTCTAAAAGTCAGAGAGACACTTTCTCGTATTGGTGTTGCTTCTCGGAAAGAAAAAATATTATATCAATCTTGTCATATCCTACACAAACAAGGTAAGTATTACATTGTTCACTTTAAAGAACTATTTGCTTTGGATGGTAAGGATACCAATCTAACAGAAAACGATATTGGTCGTAGAAACAGAATTGCTAATCTATTAAAAGATTGGGGTTTAGTTTCTATTCCTAAAGAAGATGTTGACAGTATGTCACCATTAAGTCAGATTAAGATTATTTCGTTTAAGGATAAAAAGAATTGGGAACTCAAGACAAAGTATAATATTGGTAAGAATCCAAAAGAAGTAAAATAGACATTAATACATTGAAGGTTATATTATGAGGTTTTATACAAACATTGTGCCGTGGGGTAATTCATTACTCTTGCGTGAGGTGGTAGATGGTAAGCGAGTTGCGAGAAAGATTAAGTATTCGCCAACTTTGTATTGCCCTGTCATGCGTGAAACTAAATTTAAAACTTTAGATGGCAAGTACGTCACGCCAATAAAACATCAAACAATTAAAGAAGCAAAAGAGTGGGTTGAAAATTATAAAGATCAACCTCATCTTGTTCATGGTAATACACAGTTTCAGTATTCATTTCTAAATGAAGAATATGGAAATGAGTTTGACAAAGATAAAATTCTAATTACAACAATTGATATTGAGGTTGCTTGTGAAAATGGATTTCCTAACCCAGACGTTGCAGACGAAGAACTATTATCTATTACAGTAAAGAACCAACAAAACAAAGAGATCGTTGTATTTGGTTTAAGAGATTACAAAACTAATCGAAAAGATGTGACTTATTTTAAATGTGAATCTGAAAAAGATTTACTTTATGATTTTATTAACTTCTGGCGATCTAATTTTCCTGACATTATTACAGGCTGGAATACAGAATTTTTTGATATTCCTTATTTGGTTAATAGAATTAAAAACATTCTTGGCGAAGATGATGCTAAAAGATTATCACCATGGGGTGAAGTATATTCAAAAGAAGTTTATCAAATGGGTAGAACTCAAATGGTCTATGACATTCGAGGTATTGCGGCTCTAGATTACTTTGATC